TGTTCTGCCTCATCTTGAGTGAATTGTCCTAACTCTGTCTTTGCATCTATCTCGTCAAAAATTTCATTTAATTTTTCATCATCATCAACAACTGCTCTTGCAATTTCTTTATCAACTTCTTTAGCAAAAGTTGGCGAACCAATATTCATTGCTTTCGCTTGTTGGAAATATATTAAATCACTTGCATAGTCTCTAATGTTAAATGTATCTGGGTAATTTATTTCACCGTCAAAAGTAGCATTTTGAAATATTGCATATAATCTAAATAATTGTTCTTCTGCAATTTGTAAGTTATCTGCTTTTTCAGATAGTCTAGCATTTAATAATTCAAATTCAGTCTGCAATGCAATTCCAGATGATACTTGTTGTTTAGTAGTTCTTACTGCACCAGTATGAGCAATTCTATTGATTGCGTCAACTTTGTGTCTAATAGAGTCCATTAATGCGACTAAGTTTTGGCCCGATGGTTGTAATAAATAAGGTTTTAAATTTGGCTCCATTTCATCTGGCATTTCAATCACTGCTCCCGCTCCTGCGCTTGCATTAACGCTTGGAGTTTTTACTAATGATGGGTGATTAGTTAATCTTATTAATTGTTCGATTTCAGAATATTCATTGTAAATAGATTTTTGTAAATCCGCAATATCTACTAAGTCTGATTGACCAATGCCTCTTTTATGTGACTTTGCATTGTATAAAATTACTGCAGGAATTTTGCCAATCAGATTGTCGGCAGTATCTATTAATCTTGGCTCTGTTCTATCATCTTCTGTATAAACAGTATCCACTCGATCTGGATACCAAAGCCTCATATAAGTTCCGCCATTACGATCAACTTCTTCTCTTATTTTTAAATAATCTAAACTATATTTACCGTTGATCTCTCTTTTGAAATTCCAATCTAAAACATTTTCTGGTGTCACAATAGATAAATAAGGTCTTATATCTTGGTCTAATTCTTCTGCTCTTGTATTTGTTGTCACTTTTGGTTTATCTAAAATTAAAAAACAATGACCATAAATTGATGCATAACTTTGTGCTTGTTTCATAACAGAATTAAAATTGTTTCCGTCTAAATCTGTATCTTTTAAAAATGATTGCAAACTTGGTTCATCTGCCATTGAACCAAAATCTCTTGACGCTTTTACTCTAAATAAAAATGATGAATAAATTTGAATAATATTTTTACAGTGATTATCGCATGGTGTATTTGCAAGTCTTTGATTAAACTCATTATCTAGTTCAAGATTATATCTGTTTAAATATTGGCCCACCATATAATCAAAACCGCCGTTATAACTTCTAATATAATATTCAAATAAATTTATATTTTCTTTATAATCTTTGTGCGTCTCAAAAATATCATCTCTAGAATAGGCCATTATTTATGTGTCCATCTTGTAGGTTTATAATCTTTTGTTTGTGCTATTAAAGGTTTAACTATTTCAACTAAATATCCTATTGAGTCATTCATATGGTCAAAGCCTTCTTCCTTATCTGGAATATTTGTATTTTCTTTGTATATTTGCCTTTGTAAACCTTTAATGATGATTTTGCAAGTGGGACTGACATAAATATATCTTTTTCCATTTGCAGATTTTAGTCTAGAATTTACCGCATTGATACGATCTCTTATTGGACTGTGTTTTAATTTACATTTCACATTAAATCCTGCGTTTTGTAGAATAGTTAAATCAGTTCTTCCACCAGCAGATGTCTTTCTTTGACGACATGCGGGGTCTGGATATACGAATATTTTTTGTTTAGTTCCGTATCTATTTCTGATTTCCTCTACCATTTCATCAGTATTGCTTGAATAAATAACAATTTCGTCAACAAAGTGAATAACATCTTTATCTATTTGCGATACACATGCACTCATCGGGTCGACATTAAAGTCTAATCCAATGTGCAAAGGTTTTGACCAATCTATCTTTTTTTCTTTCACATTTTCTACTGCGTGGAAATTATAATAGACTGCACCAGCGTAATTCTCAAAAGTGCCTTCAAACTCTTGTCTAAAAGTTCTAATATCAACATCTTGTTTTGCTTGTTCTATTTCTTCTTTTGGAACCATACCACCTTGCAAAGTTGTAAATTGAAAACTATCCCATTCTGGGTCTTCTTTTCCTTTTAAGTACATTCTATAAGACCAATTACCAAATCCTTTTGGTGACCCACACATTAGGACATCGCCCACTGTATCTGCAACAGAAGCTCTTAAAACTTCTGTCCACGCTTTTTCATCTATGTCAGCAAATTCATCAAGTATTAAAAAATCTATTCCAACGCCACGAAGCGCATCATAATTATCACACCCCTTTAATGATATTTTACTACCTGTTTTTTTTATAGTGATTTGTAAATTAGACTCATTAACATTTTCAACCCAATTGAATGTATGCAACATTTCTTTTAATTTAGACCATACAATTTCTCGGGCCATCTTAAATGTTGGGGCCACATACCAAATAGTCTTTTTTACTTGTGATGCATATTTCATCATTTCAGTAATGCATAGATAAGTCTTTCCAAATCTACGACCTGATACTAAAACTCTAAATCTTTTTTTACTCGATGATATTTGATGCTGTGGGTTTGTTAAGGTTATTTTCATTACACCAATATCTGACCATTAATCTTTGTTCGTCAAATGTTTTTTTATCTTTATTTGCAACTTCTATAACTTTTTCTGCACCCGCAATAGCACAATCTACATATAAGTTAAATTCATTTCTGTCTGTATAAGGAGGAATGCAAGTTTGACTTAGCAATGAGCATAATTGCCAAACCAGAACAAATTTCATTTTTTAGACTTTCGTCTAGATTTTCTGCCCGATGCCCAAAATATTAATTTATATGAAACTCTTACTAGGAAGCTATAAAACCAATCAATCATAAATAAACCCTTTGTCATATTTACGGATATAAAAGCATATCCTCTGCTTCCTTTTTTAGTTTTGTTATTTCTGTATTTAATCTGTCAATTTCTACATCTTTGAGATCAATACAAGTTTTTAATGTGTCCGTTTCTTTTTCTAAAGTTTCTATTCTTTTTTCAAGATCAGCGTCGCCCTTGTTTTTATTTTCAAATCTTTTTTGCTTATTGGCTGATAATATAAAATCTATTTGTCGGTTATGTTCCGTCATTTAGGTTCTATTATTTTTTTAATAGCCAATGAGCCATCTATGTTTTTTTCAAGTTCCGCTTCAACTTTTCCGCACATATATTGGATATTACTGTTTTTATCGCGTTCTGCAAGTCTTTTACCTTTTAAACAATCTGACATTGATTGCTGTATTCTATGTTCTTGCAAAACTCCACCAACAAACATGCATAATGCGACAACTGTTGATATTACTGCATCTATCATTTTGGCCAATCTCCATTACCGTTTGTGTATTTAATTTCTCTATTAGAGTCTTTTAATTTTTCTATATCTATTAATGCTTTTTCCATTTGTTTTTGTAAAAATTCAATATTAACTTTATTGGTCATATTCATTTCTTGTGTATTTTGTAATTTTTCAACTTGTTTGTATAAGTCCTCAATTAACATAAATTGCTCACTATCAGCAGGAAGCGAACCTAATTGACCACGAGGCCATTTAATTCTAAATTCTGTATTTTTTTCTAAATCAGACTCCATTAGTTCTAATCTAGTGGAATGTTTATTTAATTTTTCAACTATACCAAAGTAGGCCCAAACGCCAACTGCAACTCCAAATATAATTCCAATTAATGATTTAAGGTCTGTGCTAACCTTTGTTTCCTCGCTTAACTTCATAGGCGTTTTTTCCTTTATTCTGACCTTGTTTGATGATGTAGTCTTGTGTCCCATTTGCACCTGTCTCAACTTCTTTTTTTAGCAATCTAAATATTTTCATTTCTTTTAATTTTTTTTCAGTATGTTTTTTAAATTGCTCTAATACTTTTGTATCTCTCATTTCTTTTTTTTCTTTTCAATAAATAGTTTATCAATCCAATTTGACCAACCATCTAACCAATCTAAAAATTTATAAATATATTTGTCTATCATCGCCAACTCTTAATTGCCCAATAAGCAGGAGACAATGATTTTTGGCCACGAACCTTTTTAAGAACACCACCCATTCTAGCCATAAATGACCTTTTTCTTGCTGGTATATGTTTTTTAATTGTCATTTCTTTTGAGCCAAAATTTACTTTTTTAATTTTTCCAGATGATCTATCTCTAACGAAGACTTTAAATTTCTTAACATCTCCACGCATAATTTTATTTAACTTAACTGTTCTGCCTCTATATTTTGCCATACGCAGTAAATATCACAAATTATTCACAAATGAAACCTTGAATAGTGCCTCTGCCGTCATTTAGATACCAACCAGATTTCATAATATCTTTTTTAATCCAATAATGAGTTGCAATAACTTCTCGGTGTTCTTCAGCTATCTCCATGCATTCGACATAGCTAACAGGTCTTTTAAACTCTAGTTTTTCTTTTATTAAAGTCCCATTGAATAACAGTATTAATATCGTTAGTGTTTTCATTAGCAAACATTTTGACTAGCTTATACCATCTTTCTTTGTATTTTTCTTCCTTAGTTTTATTGTATAAGATAGCTTGTTGGTCTATCTCTTGAAGTATCTTTGGCGCCACTTTCCACATATATAATTGTCTTTCACACCCGTTGTTTGAACTACACCACAAAACGATCTTCTGTTTGAATACATTCCACAATTACCACATGCTTCTTTAGTTGTGGATTTTCTGAAATCTTGGGGCATTTGATACGGAATGAAGCTACCGTCTGGATAGAAATTAGGTCTTTTTAACATCTAAAATATCTTTTATTTTTTTTATTTGTTTTAATAAATCATCTCGTTGTTTTTTTACTAGATTAAGTTCCCATCTTAATTGTTCAATAATTTTATTTGCCTTGTCCACGATATTTTAATTTTTTATTTCTGCGTTTATGTTTATTCATTGATGATAATTTAGGTCTTCTTCCAATAGATGTGCCATTTTCTGTTTTAGTATATTCTATTACTTTTCCAAATAAATTACCTTTTTTCTTTGACATCTTGCGCTTCTATAATGAGTGGTAAAGGTTCATTGTAACTTGTTTGTTCTATCTTATCTTTTTGGTCAAGATGTTGTTTACCTAACCATATTTGCATTGGAACTGAACCGCTTAATGCTTTTTCAAATTGCGCTCGTCTCAAACTTATTTTGCCCATTTCCCGTCCCTTTTTTATAAGGTGGACATAATTCCTTTGTAAAGTCTTTGTTGATACTCCACAGAATTGAGCAATTTCATCATAAGTGCAATGTAATTGGGCCAATTTCTGTATTGCGTCTTTATCGATAACTTTAAGTGGTCGTGCCATATTTACTTATTATGTCTTTTTTTCATATTTTGCAAGTTGGAGCGTGTGGGTTGGAATTGCACCACCTATCAAAATGAGGGTATCACTTTGCCTTTCTAAAGCACACGCATACCTTTGTACATTCTAGCGTCTTTTTTATCTAATTCACTGTAATCTAAAATGTCCAATGTTAAATCTTTTTTATATTTTTCATCTAAAAACTTAATATATCTTATTTGAAATCCTTTTTTAAGTACAGCGCCCTTTTCTTTTTTAGCTATTTGAACGCCTTTATCATAAACCATTTTTCCAATGTACTTTTTTTGAAATGTTGGCGACATTCTCATAGCAATGTTTGATATTAAGGCCCCGTCTGGCATTTCATAAATGGTATTGTTTTTATTTACGCCAACTAAATGAAATCCACAAGCCCTATATATAGTTCCATCACCACAAGAAGTAGCATCAGCAAATGTAAGTATCCAATTGACAAAAGGATATTTTTTTTTAATCATTTTCATTGAAATTGATAACGCCCTACTTTCACTATTTTTTGGCAATACATCACTAAAGGCCATTCTATTAATTTCAAAAAATGAGTTCCACCTACTGTTTTTTACATATCCAATAACTTTTTTTTTATCTAAAGGCGACCCAAATTGAATTGCGCCCTCTAATATATCGTTATAATACACGCCAAAGTTTATTTTTGAATTTTGAACTACTTTTCCAGAATAATGATATTTTTTCACTATTGAGTCTGCAAGTGGTTTAGAGATTAATTTAACTAATAATTTATTTTTTACTAATTGAGTCACTAAAAGTTTTTATAATATGAAACATTGCATTTCCGTTTTTATTTGTATTTGTCTCATCATCAATGTCAATATTTTTTTTAACATATTCTAATTGCTCTTTTACAATTGCGCCTTGCTCTAATGAAAATGTGAATGTTATTTCTTCAAAGTCTCTTTTTTCAATATCTTCTATTTCTGGAAAATCTATATTTTCGTCATCTTTATGATCTTTCATTATTTTAAGAAATTCATTTTCATCAAACCCCGTTAAAGACAAATCAACTTTTAAATCTAATAAATCTAAAAATTCTTTATTTAATAAAGGTAAATCCCATTCAGAGCTTTCATTTGTTCTATTGTCCGCAATTCTATATGATTTTACTTTATCTGTTGGAATATCAGCAATTACTGTTGGAACCTTTTCAAGATTTAATAATTTAGACGCTTTATATCTTGTGTGGCCCACTATAATAACCATGTCTTTATCGACTACAATTGGTTGTTGAAAACCAAATTCTTCTATTGATTTTTTTACTTTTTCAACTGCATCAATTGATATTTTTCTCGGATTATTAAAATATGGTTTTATTTTTTTAAGTTCTATTTGTTCTATTTTCATTGAACTATTTTTTTCATTTCAAGAATTACACCTTTTGGAAATACATTACAATCTGAAAATTCTTCATCTTTTTCATCATAAGTACTAAAAGTATGAATAAACTTTTTAGTTTTTTTAAATACATATGCAATAGTAATTTTATATGCAGGTTGCATATTATCTAAACTTTCAAAATTTTTATGCGAGGCGTCCCCAAAAATATCTATCCATCTAATTCTATAAAGTGAATATTTTTTATTATTTACAATTATATTTGAAATTGATGGTTTTTTCATTGTTCCAAAATTAATTGGTTTTTTGTATCATAAATATCAATTTTATAGTTATTTCCGTCTTTTGTAAATTTTTCAAAATTGTCTTCACGACCTTTATGCAAATAACCAAGTTTTTTCATTCTATTAATTAAATCGGGCATAACTTCTGTTTGTTCTGTTTCCCACCTTTTTTGCGATAACCATGTGCTAAAATGTGGCACAAATTTGTCTTCAATGCCATCTTGTTGATTATTATATATTTTTGACAATTCATCGGCAGTAAATAAATCACCAATTGTACACCCTGTATGTTTGTCCAACTTCCAATATTCTTGAAAAGCCTTAAATTTTGAACCTCTTTTTATTCTTAATTTACTCCAAAGTTCTTCAAAATGCTCATCGTATATATTTTTAGGTATAGGTTTAGGTATAGGTGTAGGAGCTAAGTTTTTGCTATTAGCATTTGTCCATTTTGCTATACCGCCTTTTTTACCTGCTTCTGCTCTAACTTTATATTTATTGGTTAAATATTCATATTCTTTAACAACCCTTTTGTTTGTCCAAGTATTAAAATCTTTTTCTTCACCCATTATAAAAAATTCTGTTAAAATTTTCATTACTTCTCTTTCACATTCAACAGATTTGCATTGGCAAATAACATATGCATCTTCTGTTCGAAAAGGTTTTGCATTTTTAGTCCAATGAAAGTTCAAAAGTCTTGTATATATTCCTAATTCATTATTTGTTAAATGCACTGTTTCTGCAATAAAAGTATCAGTGAATAATTGCATTGCGTGAAATTTATTTATTTCTCCCATAATTGTGACTCCGTTTCTAGTTGTATTATTTTTAGGTTTGTTTCTTTTAATAATTCGAGCTCTGTACCGAACAATCGCTCAAACATTTTTTTATTTAAATGGACAGATTGATTTCCCATATTGTGGTGCATTGGGCATAATGGAATTGTATCATCATGACTTGGCCTTAATGATAATCCTGTATTTTTTTTTCTTATATGATGGATAATTGCATCACTAAATCGACCTTGTTTATGACATGCAACACAACCAATCTGCTTTAATTTATCAAATCTAACTTTATGTTCTTTTTTCATAAAGGATTTTTATTTTACCATTTGCCACATAATAGCCACTAACTATTTTTTTTTGGTTTCTTTTTTTCTTCTTTTTTACCATAGTTTTTATAGACCTCATTTTTTGTTATTATTTTACCAGTAAATGACTCAACCCATTTTATAAAATCTTCTTTTTCTTTATTGGTCATTTAATTTTTTCCTCAATTATTAAACAATGTTTTCTAATAGAAGATATTTCATTTTGAATATCAATTTTTTCAAATGTAGATTTATTGATGTCTTCAACTTCAACAAGTTGGCCCAACCTTATCATTTTTAATAATCTTTTAAATGCCCGTCTTACATGAACATCAGACATATCTGATACTGGTAACCAAGTATTTTTTGATCTGCTAAAATACATTTCTTCTTCATTTGTTGGTATTTGTGTTTCATCTGTTTGTGAAATTTCTACATATCTTTCACTCATAATAACCTCCCTTGATTGTTATTTTCTGGTTTAAATGGTTTCCACTCAAAATCAATAAGTCTATATTCTTTGTCATTAAATTTGCTTTTAAACTTTTGATCTGTGTATATTCGAGCAGATTTTAATTTGTCATAAGGTATGAACATATATTCTTTACCGTGAGTTATACCTATTGACTCTTTTTTTCTTAGGGCCTTTTTATATATGTGTTCTCTCACTGACACTTTCCCTAACCATATCTTTGTTACTTCCACCTTTATCATTTGCGCTCCTTTCTAATTTATCAAGCATTTCTAATTCTTGAATTTTACTTCCAAGATTTATTTTTTGTGAGTCCGATAATTTACTTGCTTCAATAATCGAATAAGGTTCCATGTTAAAAAAGTTACTTAATGTAATATCAAAAAAATTACAAAATTTTTCTAACTTAGTTATTGATATTTTATTAATTAATTTTTCATACTTTTGAACTTGTTGAAATGTGCAACCCATTATTTGTGCAACTCGAGTTTGCGTTTTTTTATTAGTGACTCTTATTGCGTAAATTAATTGTGCAACTTTTAGATTGATAGACATGATTTACCTTTTTTTGTTAAGTGGGTGGAAATCGGTAAACCACCCACATTTATAACTAGAAAGGGAGGGAAAAAAAATTCACATGATGACTGTCCCTCACTTTTATTAAATACCGTTTTTTTCATTTAACGCAATATTTATTAATTCTAATGTAAGTTTAAATAATTAAAGTTTGATTTTTGACATATTTTTGTCTTTTTTAGTAAAAATTGGTAAAAACCCTTATTTTTAGCGACTTATTAGTTATTGATTAATTAAACAAAAATTCTTAACACACTTGTATAACAAATCGGAGGAAAATATGTTTAACTTATATACTAAAAAGGCTTTCACAGGAAAAAATCTGGAAAAGCTACAAGCCACAAAATTAACAGGTGGTTTTTGCACTTTTAATCAAGCAAAATTACTTGGTGGTAAAATTATCAAAGGTTCAAAAGCAGTAGCAAGACTTTCAAGAATTACTGCGGAGAACGGTAAAGATAGCGAATTTAGAAGCTATTGTGTATTTCATCAATCACAAATCGAATATAAAAAATAATGATTAATTTAAACGGGGGAGATAACACTCCCCCAACAAGAAAGGAAAAAATGCGTAGAATAAATATAACAAGAAGAACTGCAAATCTTGATACTATAAGACATACTGTATCATTTAAAAGTAAAAATAAATTTATTTCTTATTTAAGAGATAATTATTCTTTTCATGGTGTTTTGCTTTTAGCTGACAAAGTATGGGACTTAAATGTTGGCGCAAAATATCAGCAAGATAATTATACTTTTTCAATTCAATCTAAAAGAAGAACTGGTGATAAAATTGTAAATAATTATTTAATCGGGGAGCAATTATAATGAAAAAATCACAAATCAATATGTATCAGTATCCAATTTTAAAAATTTGGAAAGTAAAATATTTTTGGATTAATTGGTTAAAATATAGAATATCAATTCCAAAAAAGATAACACCAAATATATTAACTAATCTAATGGGAGGTTATAAATAATGGTTAAAATGAAAAAGGCACACAAAGATGTGGCCCTACATTTAGAATGTTTGTGTAGCAGACACTCTAAAAAAATCGGTATTGCAAATCTTTTATATTTAATATTTTTCGAAGCCTTTAGATGTCTATTCGACATTGCGCCAAGTAAAAAAGAAGCATTAATTTTAATGAAAGATGCAATGCAAGAAGCAAAAAATATTGATAAAGATATTGAACCAATTAACAGGAGCGTTCACTAATGGACTGGAAAGATAAAAGAATTGAAGCAATTAATCGTTTATCAAAAATGAAAAAATGGTCTTGCTCTGACAATAATCCTTTATTTAAAGAAGTAATGGATATTTATGAGTCACCAGCTAAGACTAGAAACGAATACATGAAAGAAAGGAGGTCTCGTTTTGATAAAATATCTGTTTTTGGTACTATTCGCAACAAGTTGCGTGTATAAACCAATTGTTGATACATCTGGGAGAAGTGGAGCCTTTGATTATTCTAAATCAGATGAAATAACAAATGATTTGCAACATTGTAAAGTTTTGGCAAAAGATAACACAAACTCTATTGTGGAAAATTCAAAATATGTTTGGAACTATTATTTAAGGGCCTATACTTTGTGGTTATCGCCAAAAGCAGAATACAAATATGCAAAAATATATAAAAATTGTTTGACTAACAGGGGCCACTCGGTAGTTAATTAGAAAGGATATATGAACAAATTAATTAAATCAGATTATATGCTTAAAGGCATGGTTTCAGAATTTAAAAAGAAACCAGACCCTAAACTTTTAAGTCAAATAATAGGTCTTAAATTTAAACATATAAGACTTGACAAAAATATTACTGCGGAAGCAGTGGTAGATGACAATAAAAAATACTTTAAATCAATTTATTCACTTTATAAATTTGAAAAAGGTATTAACACAACTGTTGCTAAATTCTATGCATTGTCAAAATATTACAAGTATGATGTAGTGCAATTATTTGAGCGACTTAACTAGGAGGTACGATGTATATAAAACATCAATTAAAAAACGGTCTTGAATTAGACTTTGACGATGAAAAACATATCTATTATCACAATGGCAAAAAAGTCGAAAGTGTGACAGGAATTTGTGGTAATGGTGTTCCAAAACCAGAACTTGTAGGTTGGCTAATTTCAACACCTATAAGAGAAATAAAAAATGCAATAAATCTTAAATTAGACAATGGAGAAACAATAGACCGAGTATCAATTGAAAGAATAATTGATGGGGCCAAAAATAAGACCGATAATATTAAAAAAGATGCGGGATTAGTTGGCACAGTGGTTCATGGTCTTATAGAGGATTATCTAAAAGGTAAAGAAATTCCGCAACAATCAGACCCAGCAGTTGTTAATTGTTGGAATAAATTTACTGATTGGTGGCAAACAGAGAAGTATGAAGTTGTAGAATTAGAAAAAAAAATATTTTCTAAAAAATACAATTATGCGGGTACTCTCGACCTTATCTTAAAAAATAGAAAAGGTGAGCTTGTTTTGGCGGATATTAAAACAAGCAATTCTATATCATTTGATTATGCTTTACAGTTAAATGCATATAGAAAAGCATATGAGGAAGAAACTAACCAAAAAATTTCCAAAGGGTTAATTATAAGATTACCTAAAAAAGTTGGAAATATAGAAGTTAGAGAACTTCCATTAAATAAACAAATGTTTGGAGCGTTCTTAGGGGCCATGAATATTTGCATAGCAAAAGAACAATACAAACAACTTTAACATAGGAGAACCTGATGCAATATAATAAAGCACAGTACAACAATAATTATCAGAAAAAAAATTATAATAATTCTGGTAATACTTCAACAGGTGGAACAGCAACATTAATTTCCACAAAACAAAATGGTTTGATTTTAAAAGTTATTCTTGACAATCAGAACCTTGTCTTACAAGGGCGTTGGAATAATCAAGCCAATGGATTTAAGTTATTTCCTTATTACGATAAGACAAAAACTAATCCAAAGTTTAATCAACCTAAACAACCTCGTAATGAAATGGACGACCAGTTGCCACAATCTGAACAAGAATGGTCACAAGGTTCTGGCACAGAATTTAATCCAGAAGAATACGAGCATCAATTAGGTGACTAATGTCTAAAGAAAAACAAGAACTTGCAAAATATATTCTTCATAGGCCCAAAGAATTTCACCCAGAAATTATTTTGGTTTATTTAGATGCGCTTGACAAACAAGCAGTAAGTGCTGAGTCTGATTATGATGAAGTTAAAGACCAAGTTCAAGAAGTTCTTGATTTTGTCATATCGGAAAAAGTAAACAATAATAACTGTTCAATTGCACAAGCAAAAGTTCAAGCTACAAATGATGATAGGTATAAAAAAGTTAAAGAACTTTTTAGAAAACAAAAAGCCTACTATCAGTTGAAAAAAATTGAAGCTAAGAATGGACATTCTTATTGTGATAATTTAAAACAACAATCAATCAATCAATTAGCGATTGATAAATTAACAATAAAAAATTAACACTTTTTTTGTAAAACTGGGGGCGAGAAATCGCCCTTAGTGTTTTGTTACTTCTAAATCTGAAATATCAGTATCCTCATGAATACCAGTATAACTAATGTCGTAATCGATTAATTTGACATCATCTCTTTTTCTAATCTCGGCAAGCATGTTATTTGTTTTATAAAAGTATGGATAGACATCTATAAATCTAAACGCAACATGAGTCCCAAACGGATTGCTTGGTGCTTCAAGGTTCATTTCTAAACTTAAAATTACTGCGTCTACTTTCATAGACACACATTACTATTTTTTCTTTATGATGTCAGCACCTTTAAGACCATAGATAGCACTTACTACTCCAATAAATAATGCTTGATACCAAAAAGGCATATTATTAAATTGATCGAAAAATTTATCAACCTTTTCCATAATTGCAGGGTCTTCACTAAAAATACTCCAAATCAATAACATCACGGGTGCCGAAACCAAAATCAAAACGAACTCATCTTTCCACCCTTGTTGGTTATTTTGCATCACTGCTTTTTTGTATTCTACCTCACCATTAGCCATTTTTTCCGCATGTCTCATTTCTGCAACTGACTCATATTCTTTTGCTTTTCTTCTATTTGATGCAATAGACATTCCTGTCTTAAGAATACTAGGAACTAATTTTGATGCTATATTTAACCACATATTATTTTATTTTTTCTATTAACATGTCAATCACATGTTTTGCTTTTTCTAAATCTTTTATTTGATCTTTTTTATCTTTCCATTTTAAATTGTATCTAGTTATGTATTTAATAGCATGAGTTTGACACGCATTAAATTCATTGGCCATACAATAGTCCAAAGGTTGAATTTTAAGCCTCTTATAGTGATTGCCTGCTACTTGGTCGGAAAATGCTGAAATATCGCTCTGCGACGCTCTATGGCTCTTTAAAAGGGTGTTTTTTAGCTTATTTGCGCTCATACTAACTTTTTAATCCAGTCGCCTTTATTATTTAATACCATTGGTAGCAATCTTGGTATACCATTTAATATAATTCCACAACCTAAAATAAACCTTGTTTTAAAATTTTTTGCGTAATTAAAAGCCATACTTTTTTGGTTTATCAAGCACCCTACATTCATTGCAAAAAATAAATTATCTGGGTTGGCCCACCAAGAAATTAAAAACTTTGTATGGTAGTGGCCTTGTACTGCTGACATTCCGCTAGTTTGAGATACTTTTAAAATATCCGCACTTCTA